GAGGGTAAGGCATTCGATATCATGGCGTTCATAAATGGCAGGGCGAGTTGGGAACTCTCGCTCTATGATGATCTAGCTGACGCCATCAAAGAAGCCGCGATACAACTAGGGGTTCCTATTTGTTGGGGCGCTGCATGGGGTACACCAGAAATGCCATACCCGATGGATATCCGTAAGTGGGAAGGTACAATGGAAGACGCTATGAATGCGTATATTGACCTTCGTAGATCGCAGGGGCGCAGGCCATTTATTGACGGCCCTCATTTTGAACTTATAGACTAAGGTGTAACATGCCCCTAAAGAAGCTACTTTTAAAGTCTGGTGTGAACCGCGAAAACACACGCTATACAAGCGAAGGTGGCTGGTACGAGTGCGATAAGATACGCTTTCGACAGGGTACACCTGAGAAGATAGGTGGTTGGCAGCGTATATCTGCTACTACGTTTCAAGGTGTGTGCAGATCATTGTGGAATTGGGTAACACTGGGTAGTCAAAACCTTATTGCCGTTGGTACCAACCTGAAATACTACATTGAGAACGGTGGGGCATATAACGACATCACCCCGTTGCGTGCTACAGTGACGCTCACAGACCCGTTCGCAACAACTTCTGGCTCTCCTATCGTCACGGTTACCGATGCAAATGGTGGGTACACAGACGGAGATTTTGTTACCTATAGTGGTGCTAGTGCTGTGGGCGGACTTACGCTAAACGGTGAATATCAGATAACCCTTACTACCACTACCAACGAGTACACAATAGATGCGGGTTCTGCAGCTTCCTCCACTGCAACAGGTGGTGGTACGGTCACAGCGGCGTATCAAATCAACATCGGTACAGCCTTTGCTATACCGCTAACAGGTTGGGGAGCGTCTTCGTGGAGTTCTGGTACATGGGGTGTGGGGGTTACATCCGTAGAATCTATACGTCTTTGGAGTCAATCTAACTTTGGCGAAGACCTTGTTTTTGGGCCTAGAAACGGACCTATATATTATTGGGATGCAACTAGCGGACTAACATCCCGCGGTGTAGAGCTATCAACCCTTGGCGGCGCAAGCGACGTACCCACAAGTCAACGTATTTTGGAAGTGTCCGACATTAACCGTTTTGTATTTGCGTTCGGTGCAAATGAGTTTGGTAGTGCGACAGTCAACCCCATGTTGGTGCGGTGGTCAGATCAAGGTAGCGTGGTGGACTGGACACCCTCTGTCACGTCACAGGCAGGGTTCCTTACGCTATCTCGTGGTACTGAGATTATAGCCTCTAAACAAGCGAGGCAGGAGGTACTGGTCTGGACTGATGCGGCTCTTTATTCGCTACAATATGTGGGTGCCCCTGTAGTATGGTCAGCGCAGCTTGTTGGTGAAAATATATCTACAGCATCACAAAACTGTGTAGCCTATGCTAACGGTGTGGCCTACTGGATGGGTAAAGATAAGTTCTACAAGTATGATGGGCGTACTCAACCATTGCGCTGTGATCTACGAAAGTTTGTTTTTGGTGACTTTAATGAGCAACAATATGAGCAGGTGTTCGCAGGGACTAACGAGTCGTACCACGAAGTGTGGTGGTTCTACTGTTCTACTGACCAAACAAACATAGACCGTTACGTGGTCTACAACTACCTAGAAGACATTTGGTACTACGGCACAATGGCGCGTACTGCATGGCTTGATTCCGGTCTGCGTGGTAACCCGCTTGCAGCTACATACTCATATAACCTTGTAAATCACGAGGAAGGTGTGGATGACAACGAGACAGCTACTACCGCAGCTATTCACGCGTATGTAGCTTCCGCAGAGTTTGACCTAGAAGACGGCCATCAGTTTGCGTTTATATGGCGTATCCTGCCTGACATACGGTTTGATGGGTCTACAACAGGTTCCCCCAGTGCGACGATGACGTTACTACCGCTTGCCAATTCTGGGTCTGGATATAATGATCCTCTGTCGGAAGGTGGCAGTAATTCACGTACGATAACCCGTACGGCTGTGCTTCCTGTAGAAGAATACACGGGGCAGATATACACTCGTGTGCGCGGTAGACAGCTTGCAATGAAAGTAGAGTCTACTGATGAAGGTGTTACATGGCAGCTTGGTGCGCCGCGTATTGACATGCGCCCTGACGGGAGACGGTAATGGCCCTGATTATAACCTCGGATAACGACCTAAACCCCCCAGCGCCACCCGCGCTTCCGCTGGCAACAGACGAATACAGCCGACAGTACCAAGACCAGCTTAACAATGTGCTGCGTCTGTATTTCAACCGTATTAACGCTCTGCAGCAGCAGTTGGATTGGGCACAGGCCGTTGACTATATAGACTTTAATACAACCCCTCCAGAGTTTTCCCACCAGACAGGCCGAGTAAACTGGGACGCCCCTGACGCCTGTCTTGAGGTAGATTTAGAGTACGGAGTTGTACAGCAAGTAGGACAAGAGATCTACGCCCGTGTAAGTAACAACACTGGGGCTACCATACCTAACGGCACTGCGGTGGGTTTTGCCGGGGCTACTACAGACTCTCTTAGAGTTTCCCCTTACCTTGCAGATGGCACATCGCCTACGGTGTATATCTTGGGCGTGATGACTCACGACCTGCCTGACTCTGGGTTAAAAGGCTACTGCACGGTATTTGGCTTTGTGCGGGATTTAGACACTACCGGCACGCCATACGGTGAGACTTGGGTACAGGGGGATATTCTCTATGCCTCACCCTCCACTGCTGGCGGTTTTACTAAGGTCAAGCCCACTGCTCCGGACAACGTCATCCTCATGGCGGCTGTTACGACTGTTAGCGCTACAGAAGGGGTCATTTTTGTCCGTCCTACTATTCTCCAGCAGACGTATTACGGCACGTTTAATCTGACTACCACTTACAGCCCACCACTTGCTAATACGGCCTACCCCGTTGTGTTTAACAATACTCAGTCCGCTAACGGCGTGGCGTTGGGTACTCCTGCTTCTAGGGTCGTTGTGGTCGAGTCAGGGTTTTACAACATATCAGCAACGCTTCAGTACACCAGCTCAAACGCGTCATCAAAGAACGTCTACAGTTGGATTCGCAGGAACGGTGTGGACGTTGCGCAATCATCCCGTATTTTGAGCCTTAGCGGAAGCGGCGTGTATAGCCCCGTGCTGATTTCAGAATCGGTGTCGCTGGCGGCAAACGACTATATCGAAATTGTGATGGCTTCAACGGACACAGCCGTGTCTTTGGTCGCGGCCCCCGCTACTGCGTTTGCACCCGGTTCACCAGCTGTTAATTTGGTGGTTGAGCAGATACAGCAATAGAGATACATTGTAGGCACCCTTAACAGAAAGGCGCGAATCAGTTAAACCTACATACCGAGGCGGCTACATCTCCACACCCCGGTATACCATCCGCGTCTATCGACGTATCATTCGTGAGTAATGTGTAATGGCAACAGTTATAGATAGTAAACAAGAGTTCTTGGCGGTGCCTGTGATAATGAACGCGTCTATAATGGAGAATGCGGAGGACGAGAGAACTGTATCTGCGGAAACTTTGCAGCTTTCTAAAGCTATGCAAGACCCAAAACTAACTATAGATCAGTTTGGAAATACATTATTTCTTTCATTTAACGCAAAGAAAGACGCAAAGCCTAAAACATCATATCTGCGTATATACAATATAGACACCCCTGAAAATTTGGTGGCTAACGCCGTTGAGTTTTTTGTGGCTGCAAGCAAACGAGGGCTAACGTACATAGCTTACGCCCCGACGTTACCAAACTACCTCGGCGTGCCCTACGAAGAGTTTTTGTCTGCCTTGTTTGATGGCCCGCTAAAAGACAAAGGGTTTAAGCGTATGTTGGCTACAAACAATGGAGCGTTGGAAGGATACCTCATTGCTATGCCGAAAACGAAGAGGGTAAACTAGATGGCGTGGTGGGACAGAGATTGGCTTGACTGGAGCGGTGTAGACCCTTCTGGGAAAGATTTACTAGATTGGAGCGGGATTGATCCTACTACAACAGAAAATCAAATTGACCTAGCTAACATTGATATTAACCCTTTCGATGCGGGCGAGTATCTTGAGTTAAATCTTGAAGAGTCTGCGGAAATAATAGCTGACGCTATAGCTGAAGACCCTATTGGCACTATAGGTACTATTGCGCTCACGATGGCAGGGGTGCCCCCTCACGTTATTGCTATGGTGCAGGGCGCTAACACCGCTGCCCGTGGGGGATCGTTAGAAGATGTTATTCTATCTACGATAACCACTTATGCAGGAACTCAGATAGGCGATATAGTTGATACTAAACTAACAGAGCCATTGAAACAGGCGTTATCAAGTCAAGCGGGGGGTACTTTAGCACCGTTAAACGAAGCATTAGCCAACGCTATTGGCGCAGGCACCACAGGGGTATCACGGGTTCTCATACATAACCCTAATGCGAGTATTGAA